ATCATATCATATACTTCATCAATTTTTGTTAAATCAAAGTCTTTCGAAGATATGTAGATTGCAGATGGTAATATATCTTTTAGATGGTTACCTACCAGTCCTGTGCCTCCTGTTACTAGTATTTTTTTCATAGTGATTTTCTTTTAAAAAGCCATCCTTTTATAATAACGTAATCCATTTGTGTATTATCTAAACAATATAAAGCATCTTTAATTGTAGTTAATATAGGTTTACCTTTTATATTGAAAGAAGTATTAAGAATAACAGGTATTTCTTTTTGGTTTTTTAATTCAGTTAAAATTTTGTAAAAGGTAGAATGTTGTTGATTTGTTACTGTTTGTAATCTAGCAGTCCCATCAATATGGCATATTGTTTTTAATTTTGACTGATATTCATCTTTTACATAAGGAGCATAACTCATAAATTCTGATTCATAAGCATCTTCAAAAAATAAATCTTTATCCTCTAATCTACAAACGGGAGCAAAAGGTCTAAACCATTCTCTAAATTTTACTTTTGAATTTAAAATATCTTTCATGTTAGGTATTGAAGGATCACATATAATACTACGATTTCCTAAAGCTCTTGGTCCTATCTCAGAACCCCCTTCAACTATTCCTATAATATTACCTTTTTTTAATAGATTTACTATTGTAGAGGGAGTTACTTTTTTAGCATTACGCTCTTTAATCCATTCAGGTAATTTTTTTTCATCTAATATTCCAAATCCATTGTATACATTTGTATTTACATTGGGGTGTTCTAGTAAAAACTGTCCTAAAGCTAAACCACAATCATTAGGGTTTGAAGGAATGTATAAATTTTTATTTAAAGATGTAACTAATTTTTTTAGTCTTTGATTAAATAATACATTTAAAGCACAACCTCCTACCATTATAAAATTATTATAATTTGTAATATATGGTTGTATTAAATCAAATAATAGTATTTCAAATACATGTTGAGAAGTAGCTGCTAAATCGTTACTAATTTTACCTTTAACTGAGTTAAAAAATAATGGGACTTTTATATCATTCCCTAATCTTGCAAGATCAAGATGGTTATAATATTGTTTCATAGCATCTACCCACTCATTACGAACAGACCCATAACCACATAACCCCATTACTTTACCAGCATATACTAATGAATCTCTATTAGAATCTAAACTAGGGTTAATTTCTGAAATAGCGCATCCTATTCTACCATAAGCGACTCCTAAATTTATTTTAGGAGTATCAATTAAATTGATATTATTATCTTTAGCTTCAAATATTTTTGTATGTGCTACCATTCCATTATCTACTCCGCCCCCATCAACAGAAAATATAACAGCTGATTTGTAACCTGAAGTAAAATAACCTGAAGCAGCATGGGACATATGATGTCCGCATATTTTAAAAGATGCATTAGGAAATTGGGTTTTTAGATAATTTATATCATTAGTAGTTAGTTCATTATATAATATATTTTGAATGTCTGTGGTTTGGGTTTTAATATATTGGATAAATTCTTCACGAGAATTTTGATTAGTACCTAAATCTTTTTCTCTTCTATCAAACATTTCAGAATACATAGCGTATCTTTTTTGTACAAAACGTTCATATTCTAATACTCTTAAAATATTAGATTTATCATAGAACACGACACTAGCATCGTGTGAACCATATATACTTAATGTGGTTTTTGGGTCCATATTTTTCATAATGTATTATAAAAATTATTTTGTTTTTCTTGCTTATCAATTGTTTTATGATGCAATAAACACCATTCTTCAGAAGGAGGCAATGTAGCCATTGTTTGATATCCTATTAACTTTTCGTGTACTTTATTCTCCCACGTAATTTTAGGGTCATTTCGATAAATGCGCCATTGGTAATCCGGGAAGTTTACATAACCATTATCATCAACACGCCATCCCCATTTTGACACATGTTCGGGGGTCAATCCTGCTACTGTATTTATTCTGGGTACCTTTATTATATCAACTTTGTTATGTTCTAAAACTTGAGGTAATGCCTCGATTAAGTAATTATTAACCATTTCGTCGGCATCAATATTAACTATATAGTCGCCAGAGCATAATGCCGTAAGTTTATTTTTCATTCGAGCAAAATGTCCATCAAATGGATATGAGTGCCAATTGAATTCTCCATTAATACTTTTAGCTCGTAAAAACTCTTCAACTTCTTTAGTTCCGTTTGCAGAATCAAATAAAACAACTAGTTCGTCTTCTCTTCGTTTGTGTTCTAATAAGTATGTAATAAGACGCTGTATTTCGACTAACTCATTACATACTGTTATTGCATAACTTAGTTTCATACTTTTTGCAATTTAGGTAAATTTAAAGTAGGAAGTTTCAATTCTTGTTGCATTGGAATTGATTCTGTTCCTTTATCTATAATTTCTATTAATTCATCATATCGTTTACTTACCGCTTTTTTACTAAAATTGGTAATTGCATAATATCTTTGACGCTTTGCTAATTCAACCCACTTTTTGTAATTTTTCTTGACTTCTTTCAACATTTTTTCTGCATAACGATAATCAACAGTATGCCATTTAGCTTCTTTTAACAAAAATTGATTTTGTGCAGATCCATCAATTGGTGTTAATCCACCCGGTAAAGCACAAATGAAATCTTTATTCAAGAAGTCTGCTGGGCCTGAATAATGAGGAGCAATGATAGGTTTGCCTGTAGTTGTAAATTCAAGTAGCGGACGTCCAAATCCTTCACCTTTTGTAAATGATACCATTGCTTTTACTTTCGGATGATTATACAGTGAATTCATTTCATCGTCAGTTAAATCGCCATGTAATAAATATACATTTGGTAGACGATCATTCTTATCATGTAATGCTGTAATCTGTCCGATTTTATTTTCAATCTCAAATCTGTCAGTTACTGAATAAGTTGCACCCGATGTTTTTAAGATCAATGCTGGTGCTGAAGCTTGGTTTTTGAATGTATTGAAAAATGTATGTATAAGACCAGAAATATCTTTTCGGTCATGGCCTAAATTTCCTTGCAACCAATGACCTACCGATAAAAATGCAAATGACTCTTTTACTTGATCAATTCCCATTACTTCAGTTAAAGCATTACTATTATCATAACAAGTTTCATCAAAATATTCCGGAACAACTTGTATATCACTGATAATTGACTTTTGTGTTGATTTAGCTGTATTTAAGATTACTTGTTTTGTGAACTCAGACGGAACAATAGTAATATTCATTAGATTGATTTTGTCAATCCAATCAGCAGGACAAATATCTCCTTCTGTCGCTGCAGTGACGCCTATATTAAATTTGCCAATCTTTTGAAATTCATTTGGCACTGTAATTTGTACCCAAATGTCAGGCTGCTCTTTTAGTTGTGGCGGTATAAATCTACCCTTCCAATCTTCAGATATCGGATATGAAAATGGTGTATGTCCCCATGGCAATGATATTAATTTAATATCCCATTCTTTAGATTTTTTATCTATTAGATTAGAAATAACTTCTCGTGCATGATGTCCGTATCCAGATTGTGTCTGTACTGGTGACGCTATAACTACTTTTCTCATTCGGTAATACCTATATTTTTATATTCGTTGGATTCTACTTTATTAAATGTATATCTGGGCCTTGGGTCTTTCGGCTTAGTAAATAAGAAATCTATACATTTTATCATAGAGTCTCCCATTTGCTTTGCAGTTAATCCATGTGTCAAACAAAACTCTCTTCCTGCTTGGCCGGCTAAGTTACGATCTTCAATTGATGTTTCCCACCATTCTCTAATTGCGTTACCAACATCTTCAAAACGAACTCTGTCATCAAATATATACGGAGTCTGCGGCGATCCTTGTAATGATCTATTACTTGGAAATATTGGCTTAGCCCATTTACCGTGTTTCTTATACTTTCCTGTATGATTCGTTGTAAACTCTCGATCAAAAATAATCCAATCTCCATTTTCATCTTCAAACCGCATTTGATCTTGTAATCCTCCAGTAACAGAATTAACAATAACTGTACCTGCTAACAATGCTTCTGTGCTACTAAGTCCCCATCCTTCATTTGATGCGATATTTAATACAACATCTGCTACATTATACATTGCATTGAGGTCTACAGCTGAAAGTTTTTTGTCTGAAAATAATATTTTTGCTTCAGGTGCTACAGCTTTCCAAACAGCTCTTAAATCAGTTCCGTTACCATCCACCACAGCTGTATGCATAATTAATGCTACTCGGTCTTGTTGATCTTTTGGCAGCGACTTACGAAAATGTTCAAATGATAAAATGACATCGCCCGGAAGTTTTCTTCTTATGTTTCTGTTATTCCACATCACTAAAAAATCAACACCATTATTTGTTTTTAGTTGATTGAACATTTTTTGATATGCATCATCATCTTTAGTTAATGGTTTATAATAGGTATCATCTAAGCCATGCGGAACAAATGATGTATATACAGTATCCCATGAATCTTTTTGATTTATGTCTCGCTCCTTAGAATCAAGATCTATAGTTTCAAATCTATTTTGACTTAATACTTCATTATGGATGTTATGAGATTGTTTTGATATACCCATAATTAAATCAGAACTACCGTAGAATGGAGCATTCCACATTGGGTATGGTAAATCATCCCATATGGAATAATAAATGATTGGGAGTTGGTATCTGGTTTTTAATTCATGCTCTAGAGCATATAGCCATGTCCAATATCTTGGATCTGTGAAATGGAATATTGCATCTGGTTTCTCATGTTCAATTACTTGAAATAGTATATTTCTATCTCCATATCCATCCCATGGAATAATTTTTACTGAAGCATCTTCTACGCCAGTTTCTTTAATTATATCCGCTGACGCATCAACTAATTTGCCTTGTTCTGGATGTTTGATTGCGGCTCCGATTTGAACCCAATCATACTTATGTACTGTTTTTAAAACTATCTCTTTACTAATAGTTCCAATACCTGATGGTAACCGTAAATCATCTGCTAGAAGCAGAATCTTCTTTTTTGACATTTGTAACCTTTTCTTTATTTTATTATAAATATATTATTTCAAAATAACAACCGATTTGTTTTTCTTTTTTGCTCGTTTAACTGCCGTGTCGAGTTGCGGGTCTAATTTGCCAGATGATAATACGATCATCTTATCGCATGCGTCTGCAATCAAATTCATTCGATGAATAAGCTGCGAAAAATGATACTTTTTGCCATAATATGCTTCCGGCATAGCAGAATACATGTTTTTGCCTGTATATGATGCATTATATTCTACATATGAAAGTCCAAATTCTAATGAATACTTTTTAACCATATGTCCTGCACCTTCTGTTCCGCCTTGTCCTAGTATAGTAACCGGATGATCTAATCGTTTTAATCGACCTAACACATCTTGAAGTTTTCTTCTACTCTGCCAATCTCGACTACCAATTAATGCTATTTTCATTTTTGTAAGATCTTGTCATATTTATATCGTACAACTTTCGGCATATAACCATAACTAATTCTAAACCCTTGTTCTAACAAAATTCTATTCTGTTTACAATTCGGTTCATCAATATCAGTAAGCAATGTATAATAACAACGAACATAGCCCCTTTCTGGGAGATGTTTCTTCACTAAATATTCATAAACATATTCGTGTTTGTGTTGATACATTACTTGTTATTTACTATAATATAATGAATTTTAGCCTCGAATCCTATTTTCTTTCGGACAATTTTCATAGTCTTCTTTAAATACGCAATATTTACAATTCTTCGCGCCTTTTTCAGCTATTGCTAGATATGTTCTGTCTTCGTTTTTTGTACCATCCGGATTAAATGCATCTTCAATGAAACTGTCTATCAACGTTTGTACTTTATTTCTAGACGGCTTACCGGATGCTGGAGATACTTGTTGTATACGCTTTTGTGGGAACATTGATTCTTCAACTAGTTTTCGTTTAACAATGAAAAATTCAATGTCAATGCTGTCTACAGGAACGCCATATTGTTTTGAGAAATACGTTTTGTATGCAATGAGTTGTGCTGCTTTTAGTTTATCAGCCTTTTGCCATTTATTCCAACCCATCCGACTCGTCTTGATATCAATAATTTTAATTCGGTTTAATTCAGTATCTCGTATAACTAAATCTATAAATCCATTCCAGAATATATTTTCATTTTTTTCTGATGCTGGGGTACATAAGTCTAATTCAATACCTAATAGTTCTGTATTCTTTGTTGAAAAGTACTGTCTACGTCTTTTCTGAAACCATTCTAATATTGCAACGCCATCTTCAAGAAACTCACCTAATTCTGCAGGATTAGAAAAATGTTCGCCGGTTTGTTCTACTGCGGCTACATATTCTGATTTAAGATTTGTAGTGAGGTCATCTCGGAAGTTAATCCAATCTGCCTGCTTAACACCTTTTGTTAACAAAATCATTAGATAATGTTGCAAGGTTTCGTGGAAAGCAGTACCAAATGTAGTAGCAATACTATGACTAAATGGTGCTAACTTCTTTATGTATGAAAGTTCCCATTGTTTCGGGCATTTCTGATACATAGACCATTGTGAATATGATATTCGATATGGTACTTCCGTTGAATCTTTTCTAGAAAGATTATAAATTGGATTAACAAATTTTACGTCCGGCATATTATATTGTTGCTAATTCTTCTCTGATCAGTGTTAGATCGTTGTATGTATATGTAAACTCAGGAGGCATATCATGAAAGAATACATTAGACCAATTTAGAGCATCAATTAAAAATTCTCGTATCAACTCACCCCCTTTGATTTCGTCTTCAAATGTCCCCGGATCATCTGCTGCTTCATATAGCAGATTTAAATCAACCTTTTGGTCAATACACCATTCTTTGAATTGGCTAATAGTATCATCTCTTAAGAATGAGTCATACACTTCATAATCATCAAAGTCTTGATTGAACTCAAAGAGTGTCCATGCATTACGATACTCATCTTCTGCATAGCCTGTTATTGAGCAATCTTCTTGCTTAGCAATCGTTTCAAATAGATTATTCGGAATATACCAAGCTGATTCAATACACATATGAACTTCCGTTTCATCCTCGCCATACCCAGGCTGTGGGTTATCATGTAGCCAAAACCATTTAGCCCCGCCGTGATCTATAGCTTCACTACGACTTGGATAGTCATCAAATCCTAAATATTTGTATAATTCCATGTCTAACATATCACAGTTGCCAAATTTATCTGCAAATGCCTCGCCGGCCTCTGGTGTTTTAAACTTTAAAGTTACTACCGAAAAAATGTTGTTTGCCATCGTTATTATTTTTATTTACTTTATAATAAGAAATTATTTGAAAATATCCAACCGGTTTACGTGTTTTAGTTCAACTTCAACTTCCATTGATGGTGATTTGCTTTGAATCAGTTTTATTATTGGTAGAGCCTGTTCATTGAATTCACTGCTTTGTATTATAAATGTTATTTCACGGACAATCTCACCATTATCATATGAGAGCTCAACTGCTGACATTGTAGCGCATAATTCGCCTTTGTAGTAAATATGAGTTCCATCATATGTCAATCCATCGGTTGATACCCGTTTGAACTTCTGCTGAGTGTAGTATCGATTACTACACCCTACAAGTGCAATAAACAAAAATATGATTGTTAATAGTCGTTTCATTATTTCGCCCATTTACCTCTCTGTACTATTTGAGCAATAATTCCATATACTGAAAGATCTTCGTAGGTATCTTGTATTGACTCACCCACTTCATCTGGCTGACCTAATACTACAAGTTGTTTTAGTCGCTGTGCTTTGTCGTTAATTCTAAACCATAACCCAGTTAATGAAAGTTTAACATCATCTTTCGTTTCTAACGCAGTACCTACGGATATGTTACCAGGTCCGTAATTACGTTGCTTTTGACAAAATGTAACATACATTTCTTCTTGTATTCTTTTAAACTCTGAAGTTGTTTCTGGATATGTTGATTCACAGTATTCTACTGCATTTTGTTCTGATTTAATCATTTTAATCCTTTTGTTAGTTTCGTTATCTCTTTTGGGCTATATCCATATCGTTGTAGCAGAAATGAGCAACTATCTTTATCCATTAACTCAACATAATCGGAAGCTTCTGATTTACTAACCTGATAATGTTCAGCTATTTGTAATACTAATCGCGTATCCCATTTATCTGCTTTCTTTCCTTTGATATATTTTGCAAACGACTTACCGGTTGGTAATATGTCGTGATACAAACGATATGTATCTCTGGGAGATAATACCCCAATGGTATATCGTTGTAACTCATTTATTGTATCAGTCAGCTCCATTCTCATTGAGAGAAATCGGTTTACAATAAATGGTGAGAATAGTTTTTGATCATGATCTGACCATTCTGACCATTGTTTTTTATTACTGGTAATTCCATTAATAAAATCAAAGATAGTTGCTGCTTTCTTTTCTGCCATTTCGTTATTTGTTAAAGTTCATTCATTAGTTTGACAAACATTGCCATTACGTTAATTTCATGGTCGACTGCATGAGCATCTTGATATTGAGTTTCTGCTAATATTAAGATAACGCCTGCAACATGGCCAGTTGCATATTCATCAATATTATCAAACAAGAAAGTGAACAATGGTTGGAAATCTCTTACCTTACTGTCTGCAATGATTTGGCGGATTTGAGTAAATGCTTTTTTCTTGTCTTTAAGATTTCGCATTATTTCTAAAATCTCAGTCATGTAGTTTGCTTGTATCGCACTTGCTTTGTCGATTCGAAGCTCTCCGTTAACTACAGATGCTTGTGCTGCATTTATCGCTCGTCTAATGTCTGGATACGATGAATTAATGATTGTTGCAATATCTTTAATGTCATATTGAACATTCTTATCATTTAATACAGTAACCAATCGTTTAGCAACGTCAGACTTATTCGGTGGCGTAATGCCAAATGTTTGGCAACGTGATTGTATCGGATCGATAATCTTTTCTACATAATTACATGTAAGAATAAATCTTGTTGTCTTGCTATATGTTTCCATTAGATTACGTAATGCAGCTTGACCATTTGGTGTTAAGAAGTCGCTTTCATCTAATATTACAATCTTCCATCTCTTAAATCCTACAGTTGACGCATATCTTTTGATTTTATCTCTAACCGTGTCAACTGAATTTTCGTCAGATGCATTTATGTACATAATGTCTGCATCAACTCCGTTTGCAATAATTTTTGCTAATGTTGTCTTGCCTGTACCAGCTGGGCCATAGAAGAGAAGATGTGGCACATCTCCATTCTCAATGAAGATGCGCACTTTCTCTATGATATGCTCGTTTCCAATATACCCGTCTAATGTATCAGGCCTAAATGCTTCAGTCCAAAGCGTATTTTCTACGTGTCCTATCATATTTTATCTAGTTCTGAAGTTGTACTAAGAAATAATTAGAATCAAAGTCTTGTCCTCTAAATTCCACTTTTGCTAATCCTTGTGAAGATACGTGAAGCGTACCCATATCGCCTTTATTTGCAGTCAATATTTCTTTTAACTTGTCAGCTGAGAACATTATTGGATCCATTGGATTGACTCCGCCATCTATATCAAAAGAAATGTTGTCTGCATTGATGGTTGTATAGTTAATAATGAATCTTGTTTTACCTTCTTTTACTTGAACTGCGAAATTCTTAGCGTCTGGAAGTGCATTCTTTGCTTTGATGAATCGATTAATGAACATATCATCTAAATCAATGCTAACCTCATAGTCAGGTTGTTGATTAATTGCAGGTACAGCTGGGATAACTGTGGTATCTGCTAACATAAAAGTCATCTTAGTAGTGCCTTCTTTGATTTCCATTGAGAAGTTTTTTCCAGCACTTTCCTTTACGTTAATATCAATATTTTCATTTACTGCTGATAACATTTTTATTAACGTAGCCGTATGATTGATACCTAACTGCCCTTTAAGAAATGGGGTTGTTTTCCATTGTACATTACCAACTACTGTCTGATCAGAGTCGATTAGATCACAGCTTACGCCATTTTCATTTTCTTTTACTACAACTGCTTCACAGTTTCCTGCTAAATAATAGCGATTGATAAAATTTATGAGTTTACTTTTCTCCATTGTATAACCTATTTAATAATTAATTTTGTTTTTGTCCGAAAAATTGATTGAATGATGATGCATTGATTGTTGAAATACTCTCTCCGCCGAATTTTTTATATACTTTTTTATATTTTTCATAAACATGTAATGCCGCGTCAGGATCAGCAAACATTTCATGCATTGATATAATAACTGAATATAAATCTCTAGGAATAAGTGTTTCAAGCATTTCTACATG